CGGGAAACGCCCGATTCTTGATGCAGACCTCGTTAAAGGGTATTCTTATGCTATCTACGTTGATTTTAAGGCCATTTGCAAGCCCGACAACGATGTTGCGGCCTTTATGTGGTGTAATTGCCCGCAACTCGAAATTAAAGCCGCCAAATGCCCTAATTTCTATATTGGGGCTGGCAGCGAGATACACCTCGTTTGCGATGGGTACAATTCTCCACACATCTACCTTTTCGATGATAGCAGGCTAATCATTGAAGACGCTGATGATACTTGCAGCATTGTGGTGTACCGATATTCGCGTAACGCCACCGTTGAGAAAGGCAAATACTGCACTACTGATAACATTAAGATTTTCGACAAAGAACTAAGATTATAAGATTATGGCAAACAATTCATCAAACAGATATTTTGCAAAGAACACGGCCAACGGTTCGTTTTCCGACATAACGACTCTTTACGACGGTGTTGCAATACTTAAAGTCGACGGTATGCTTGGTAAGGGTAAGCCCGTGAACATATACACGGCTCAATGGGTGAACTCCCAGCAGGAGGACTTTATGATAACCACATTCGATAATCAGAACAACCCCGTTGTGATACGTGAAAATGTGGATATAGACATTACGTTCATCGTTCGCAAGAAATATGCAACCACACAAACGGGATTTGATGTCCGTGCGGTACACGACAGCTTTGCATCGTTCCTAACGGACAGCGATGTTTGGATTAAGTCCGCATACCTTGGGAACAAATACGTACATTGCGTGTGCTTAAAGGAATACAAGCCGACAACGGTAAAACTTGGACGCGGCGACAATTCCTATATCATAGGCACTATAACCCTGCACACGCTTGATGCACCAGCGATAGATTCTTAAAGTGTTGATTTCAGTTTAAATTAATAAAAAAATTAAGATTTGTTGAAGTTGCCATTAGCGAATGGTACAAGAAAAGCCACCGTCCGCGAGGATAGTGGCCTTTCTTTTCGACAATAAATAGATAAGCTGGCTTAGAAAATCTTCTTCCACCAAGGCTTACGGAGGTCTTCGACGGTAGCCTCAAGCTCCGTGATATAATCCTTGTTGGCAGCGGCCTCGGCCTCCAGCTTATTCTTCTTTTGGATAAGCTCACGCACCTGCTCCTGCAAGCCGTTGACGACCTTGTCCTTTTCGGCGATTTTCTCATCCTTTTCCTTGATGGACTGTCCCAGCTGCTTAACCTCGGTCAAGTGGTTCTTTTTCATGACGTCCATCTCGGCGATGCGCTTTTCGTTCAGCTCATCACCCTCCTTGTCGAGCTGCTTGAGGTGGGCAATCTGCTTTTTGTAGTTCGCATTGGATGTCTTGAAGCCGCTAATCTGCTTTTTCAAAGAGGCGTTTTCCTTCATCAACTCTTCGTTGTCGCCTTTGAGGGTTTGAATGGTTTGCTCCACGCTGTTCTTACTTTCCATAATTACGTAATTTTAAAGAGTTAGAAAATATGATGTTATATAACACTAAAAGTCGGGTTTCTTGTATTCGTCGATATTCGGTATCTCGCTGCCATGCAGGAGGCTTTCCTTTACAAGATTCTGCTCCATCTTTACCGTAGAACGGGGATAGCTTGCAAGGTTCATACATTGTCCTATAACGGAATATCCCTGCACGATGGTTTCTTTATCAATGGCATAGGGGAACACCTCACCCTTGATTTCTACCAGCATACCGTTGTTAAAGTGATTGTTGATATACTTGACAAGTCCCTGCTTAAAGATAACCTTCCAAGAAAGGTACTTATCATCCACGACCTCGCCGTTGGATTTCTTGTAGCCTTTCTTGAACTCCGAAACAAAAACGAAACAGCCGCCTTGGTTCGGTAGGTACTTTATGTTATCAACGAATCCTATAATTGTAATATTCGCCATATCTATTCTTTTTCTTTGTATGCGATGCAGGCCGTATCAGTAACCTTTATCGTCTTATATCCGCTGTTGCTGCGTTTAGACGGTTGCAGAGTACAGCATTGCACCACCTTGTTAGAGTGCTCGTTAAGCGCAAAACGCTTGCGCCAAGCGCATGTACGGCATTTCTTCTTCCAAACGACCTTGCTGACATCCAATTCGGGAAACAAGGCCATCTGCCGCACCTTTACGCTGTCTATCGTGTCGAACTTACCCATTATCGTTTGCCTTGATTCAATCCTTGTCTTTAAAGGCACGGATAATATAGATTATTCCACATACGACTAAAAACGCCGTCCATCCATGATTCTCCAATGCCGTGAAAAATTCTTCCATCATCTTTCGTATTCACATTTTTCTACTTCGTAATAGTTTGCCTTTATCTTTCCGCTGTTCACGTCCAAGGCACGGGCGAATTTAGCACATGTAAAACGCTCCGTGCAATGAACGTTACAGCATATCGAAACGCTATTTGTTTCCATCGTCTTTGTTTTCATATTGGAATAACAAACCAACGATGGCACGGCAGAAATCATACTGCGATGTCTGTTTTGGCAGCTTATCCCAATTATGGCACAGCCAGTTTGCCAGCTTATCCATGCCACCAAGCTTAGATAACGGCGTTTCTTGGATGTCCGATGCCTTTAGGCAAAGGAAGCAATCATGCAGGTATTTGCCAGTTGTATAGCTTTTGCCGTACAAGTTCTTAACAACTACCCAAACGCCCTCATCCAAATCTTTGTCTATACACATGGATTGTGGCTCATACACGATTTTCTTTCCGTGCAAGACCTTTCGGTACAGCACATTGTCAAAGGGCGGCTCGGGCTCTTGATAAACCCGATACCGTCCCTTTTCATCCTTGTAATAAAGCTTTTGCGGCTGCATGGTTAGTTGCCTTTGGGATTGTTACGCTTGCGACCGTTCTTACCGTGACGGTTGCTGGGCGCTGGAACATGATTCTCCTTACGCCACTTGATAGCACTTGGCAGCGGGCAGTTGAAACGCTCATCGCAGTCGGTACAATCCTCGTCGGCATCCTCGTCGTTATCGCCAGCCATTTTTTGCAGGCGGTCGCGGAGGTTCTCAAGGGTTTGCTTTGCGGCCATCGAAATCATCGGCATAAGGCGCAGCACGATACGTCTGCCAGCATTATCGTGTTTCTTGATGATAGCACCAATGGCATCCATAACGCCCTCTGCAAAGATTTTGCCATCCTTGATGTCGTCGCCGTAGTAATCATCAAGCACGGTGGCAATCGCAGCGGCAATGTCGAGGCCATCCTTGCAGGAATCGAAATAGTTGACGTTGTCCTTCTCATCCTTGTAGATAACAACAACAGACTCGTTATTGCAAACCATGTTAATTAACTCATCAATTTTCTTTTCAACTTTCTTGCTCATTTTCGTAAACGTTTTAAAAGTAACTATATTAATTATTAATAAAGAAATCTGCCGCAAAGGTAGTATTTATTTTGGCATATTCCAAAGAAATTACATTATTTAACCAAACTTTAACGCTTTTTAGAATGGTGCATCACCATCAATAGGGGGTGCAAACGGCATATCGCCTACTGCATAGGGCGCATCGCTCTGTTCAGAATACACCTCCACACGTTCGCTTTCATTAAAGGACATCGTACCTTGAACGGGCTCAGCCTCCCAGCCGTAGTGTATATTCTCATCGGGCGTATTCTTGAAACGGCGGCTTTCGAGCTCATAGTGCAAGCCTACCAGCACATCACAAACGCCATACATACGGTTTTTGGATATTTCCACCACGTTTCCAAAGCATGAATAACGCTGTATCTGCGACTGCCCGTAGAACTCCGCGCCAGCCTTTAGGAAATCTTGGTTTACACGGTGTGCGATAAACACGTTATCAACGGCGTTTGTAAGGTCGGCAGTTCCCGATATATCGGCCTTACGCAAGAAAGCCAATGATTTACGCGGGTGTGCAACAATGATAATATGAACGTTGTTTGTCTTTGCGAAATCCTTCAATTGCAGGATAAGGTTTTTCTGCTTATTGTTCTTGTCGCCCTCCAGCAGGTCTATATCCAATGCCATAAGATTGTCAAGAATAAACACTTTCACGCCAGCCTTCAAAAGCTCCTTCATGTCGTGAAAGACCTCCTCCCATGTGTTGCCGTATTCGTTATTGAAAAGGAAGAACTTACCGTCCATCCAATCGTCGATGCGCTTTGCTATATTGTTCGGCACGAAATACTTTCCGTCGCCGTATTGGGATAGTTTAAGATTCTCCTTTCCTGCGGCCACCATCTGAATCCACGCCTTTAGGATATGTGCTGGCAGCTCGCCGCTGAACAATGCGCTCGGTGCGCCCTGCTGCAAGAAATTACATATAAGCGTATTCAAAAGCGAGGATTTTCCCGATGCGTTACCGCCCGAAAGCAAAGTAACCTCACACTCGGCCAACCCAAGGAGCAGTCGGTCTATTTCATTAATGCCCGTCTTGATACGCGGGATAGATGATAAGTCCACCTTTTGAATATCACTCATGCAAAGCCATTTCTTACCCAATTCGGGCAATTCCTCCTTTATCTGATAGCGGGGCTTTTGCGGGGCATAGATGCGGGGTGCATACTGCGGCTGATAGGCAGGACGGTCATAGGCCGTTGGCTCATAGAACAAACGTACATCATGCCATGTCTTGTCCTTGCAATGGCTGTGCGTGCAGTTGAACGTGATTTTACCGTCGTTGTCAACAAACAATGCGCTATCCCATTTCTTGCGGTCGCTATGCGTATCTACCCAAGGGCAGTACTCAAGCTCATAAATGGTGCTTGTGCCGCTTTTCTTTTCGCGATACTTAATGCCGTGCTCGTTAAGCCACGTAACCAAATCAAACGGGGTGTTATTGCCTTGATACTGCGGCCTGCGGTTGGGAGCTACCTTTGGCTCTTCCTTTGGCAGCAGGTCGGCTATCTTTTGGAATAGCGCATCATCATTGGGCGACAAATCGGCTGGCACTTTCACGATTTCGGCAATACGCCATTTTCGGTCGGGCGTATCTGAGCCTTTCTTAGCCCATGTGCCTATAAGCTTGTCGATGCGGGCAGGGTTAAAAACCTTCTCGTCAATCTCCACGCTCGCGTCAGAAAACATCTTTGACAGCGACTGCAAGAAACGCTTAACAAGCTCGTTATGCTCTTCGTCGTTAGGCATATCACACGGGAGATACACATGCCAGCCGTTTCCCGATTTCGTGATTATCGGCTCTTTGAATCCAGCACCGATAAGATAGCGGAACACATCAACGGCCTTTAGGTGTGCTTTCTCAAACTCATCATCGCTTGCGCTGATGCCAGCGGCACGGCTTGGGTCGAGGTCTATAAGCACCATGCGCCGACGGGTAATATCGCCATCGTTTGTCGTTGACTTCGGCTTCTTTACGAATGTGTCGTGCTGCTCACGGCTGTATAGCGCATCATTGATTTCGTTGAGCGTGAAATATGCCTGCATCGCGCCGTAATACTGATAGTTGTTGTGGTCTAACAACGGGCGCAATTGCGCAATAAGCGTATCAATATCGCGAAAGTAGCCGCTGTATGCCGCCTTACCAAGCAGTCGTATCTCAACGAGCTTTCCCTGCGGGTTGAACAGCTGCCACCATTTCCTTATTTGGCCTTCGTTAATTTCGTACATATATAGATTACTTGTTTATCCAAACCCTAAAATTAGCATCCCACATTATATCGCCGCGATTATTGTTAAGCATGATAGTTGCACCGTCGGGACGGTTCTCGTCCGTATAGCCATCGGAAATGAAACCGTCGAAATTGCCTATATACATGTATTTCTGATAATAATCGTTCCAATTCAATGCGCCACCGCATATCGGTCTATAAACAGAATCGCAGCTATCCTCCTTTGTCGGGTCGTAGATAATCTGATTGTTTGCGAACACTACCGTCTTGTAAACCTTGTCGCGGAGGTAACGCTCGAAATCCTTGCAGTATTGAATATCCCTGCTGGAGACGTATGCCTTGATATGCGGAAGGACGCTTTCCTTTTCACGTTCGGACATTTTCTTCCAATAATCCAAAGCCTTTTTCTTTGAGCCTTTTCTGTTGTATGCCTTCCAGCACTCCTCGAAAAGCTCCTTGTTAGGCGCAAGCGTCCTTACATAATCCACAATCTCAGCCATAGTGTCGAAATCCAGTCCATCATCTATAACGATGCCGTTGTCCTCGATTTCGATAATGCCGCGAGTGTCGGCCTTTAACAAGATGTCCCTAACGCGGGCTATCTGCTCGTCTGTTGTTAATCGTAATGCCATATTTTGCGTTTCTAAAATTATGCGTTCATTTTAAGAAAAAAGTAATGGGCGAATGAAAGATGAAACGCTTAACTTTCATTGGGCTATTGGCGGGTTGCAAGGCCACCTCACGCCCATTCTTGTGCAAAGATAATACTATTATTTGAAATATACAAACCTCTTAACGTTATTTAATCAAAAAGGCTTGTTTGCACCACCGTTTGCCCGTTTGCCTGCCTTATCTCGCCCTTGCATATCCTATCAAAGCGTTCTACGCCCTTATTAAAGTACAAAGGCGATATTTCACAGCCCACATAATCAAAGCCCATCTGATATGCTGCAATACGGCTGCTGGCACTACCCATCATCGGGTCAAAGATGATGTTGCCCTCCTTGGCATAGTTGCGGTAAATCCAGCCGTAAAGCTCTACGGGTTTCTGCGTAGCATGGAAACGCTTATCATCGGGCTTGCTAAGTTGGCTGAACTCCACTATCTTTGCATTTCCTTGAAAGCTCGTCCACGCATACTCGCACATGGCCATAGAGAAATTTTCGGGAATCTGCTTTTTCCATATTAAGAAACAGCGAGTGGCAGGCATACCGTCGAAATAGTTAGCACCCCAAATAATCTGATTCTTGCTCACGCGGAAAAGCTCCTCGAAGAAATCATCATCGGGTGCTTTATCCCATTCATCAATGTCAATGGGATTACCGTCCACTTGGCGATAGCGGTTGAAACGGCCTTTGTGGAATCGGCCACCCTTGATGAAAGCCTCGCTGCCGCCATGTCCGTAAGGCGGGTCGGCTACGGCCAAATCAAAATAATCATCGGGCAGCGTTTTCATATATTCCACGCAATCCATATTGAATACATCGCTCCTAAGTTCTTTTTCCATATACTAAAAATCTAATGTAAGTTGACTTTGTTCAATTCTTATTCTCTTCTTCGTCAGTTCATAATAATGCTCGTCAAGCTCAAAGCCGATAAACGAGCATTTCTGCTGTATCGCCGCGATAAGCGTCGTGCCGCTGCCGCAGGTGCAGTCCATGACTGTGAATTTACCCCCCCCCCCATTTTCGTCGCGTCAAGAATTAGACGTCGTAACAAGTTGACGGGTTTTTCATTGGGATGCACCATCTTGTCGGCGGACACGCGGGGAACGGATATAATATCTACGGGGCGTTTCCCTTGAAACCTAAAATCCTTCATCGGCGCGAACACGATGCTTTCGTATCTGCTGCCGTATGCCGATTCAAGGTCGCCCATAGAGTGATTGCCCTTATCCCATATAAGCACGTTCTTTACGCGCATACCGTTTGCCTGCAATTCATCTATAACGGGCTGCTGAACGTCCCACCGTGTGAACAGATAAACAGCACCCGTATCTTTCATAACCCTCGGCAGGTACTTGATGAAATCGACAAACGGCCTTTTGTCGTTGGCAATCTTTTCAAAGTGCTTTTGTTTTCCGTTCCAAGAGGACTGATAATCTATGCCGTAGGGCAAATCCGTGATGCACACATCAATGCTCTTGTCGGGTACTTGCTGGATAAGCTCCAAGCAGTCGCCGTGATATACGTTATTGAACTCCAGCATATACTATCCCAATTTATCGCCACAGCACCAAAGCATGTCGCCACTTTCCAAGAACTTTATGCAATGCGCATCCGACTGAGCCAGCATCGGAATATCTTCGTAGACAACATCTTCTGTTGACGTCGTTTGCTTGATGCGCTTATACGTAAACGTTACCTGCGGGCGGTCAAACAATCCGTTTCCAAGCAGCCTTGCAACGGTGTTGTACGGCTCGCGCTTTGCCGTTACGCCCATAACCTCCACATCGGGTCGGTTATAGAACGACAAGCCGTGACAGATGCCAGCAACGATAACGCCGCTTTCATCATATACCACAATGCGTTTTATATCCTGCGGCACTAAGAAACATTGGTGCATGACCGTTTCAACGGCACAGCGGGCAGCAAAGCCCATCGGTAGCATGATACGGTTGCTATCCATGTCCGCATATTCCCTTGCACGGGCGTTAATAACGTTATTGTAGCCGTTTGCCACTTGATGATAGTGCAGATTCTTGTTTAGCACGGCCATTGCGCCCATCATAGGCGTTTCATCGCCGTTAGGGGTGAATATGTCACACTTAAACCCGAAATCCGCACAGCCCTGCGCCACAAGTGCCAAATCAACATCATTGCGTCCGCAGGCATAGGTAACCTCGGTATAGCCAGCATCATCAACGCGGTTTAGCAAGGAGTAAACCATACGGCCTCTTGTGCCGCATACGCCACCTTTGGCGAACTTGTAGTCCTCCTTGATGTATATGCTGTTATGGCCGTATATAGGCATTAGTCTATCCATTTTTCTTATCTTTGTCCTTTTTGTTCAACTTTCCTGCAAGCAACAGCGTAGATACCTTGTCGTAGATAGCCCTATTCTCCAAGTTGGTACGTATCTTTCCGAAATCATCATCATCCACGCATCGGCGGTATGACTTGCCAAGCATCTTAGGCACGTCTGTACGTTTGATATTGGCATCATCGCAAAGGCGTGAAAGCATACGTACCTCCTTTTCGGTGGCCTCGCAGCTGCCATCCTTGTTAGCATGTATGGTGCTGTTAAGCCAAGACAGCAGGTCATGTTTCTTAGCCATATAGCGCAATCTTGAAAGATATTCACGCGCCATCGCTTGCAGGGTCTCGTTACGCATAGTTAGAATGGTAAATCGTCAGCTGGTGTATCGCCCGTCGTTTCGGGCATCGGTGATGCGGCTGGTGCGCTTGTTGGTGCAGGTGCTGACGGGGCATTTCCCGTAGTAGTGCCAGCATTGGCCGCTGGTGCTGGAGCTGCCGCCTGCTGCCCGTCCATGCGAACGGCACGCCACGCTTGACACTCCGTGAACCACTTACCCTGCCACTCACGGCTCTCGACGTCGAATGATACGTTATAGAAACCGCCAACGACAATCTGCATCTGTGCGAACTTATCCTCGCCCATAACCTTGAAGGCCACCTTTTTCGGGTACTGCCCCTGCGTTTCGATAACGAACTGATTGGTGACGTATGTATTGCCATTCTTCTGTGATGTGTATGTTTGCGGATTAAGCACCGCAACGACTTTTCCTTGTATTTCCATATTGCTTTTATATTTTAATGTTATTAATCTTGTACTGCCTTGGGCTGGCGTTCATACCAGTCCATAGCCAAAGCTGGATGGGTAACGCAAAGGCGTACCGCAATGGCTACCGCGCCTTTGATGTAAAACGCTTTCTGAGCCCTTTCCATTTGTCGGTCAAATTCCTGCTGTGTCATAGCTAAAACGGTAATCTTTTAAAACTTATAAACGGCCAACGTAGCTCTTCGTTGATATGTAGCCATATACAACCAAACAATAGGTATGTGTGAAACGAATCACGCCCCCAGCTACTAAAACCGCATCTTTCGCATACTTTTATCATACTTCTCGAGCTTTTTACGCTTCTTGGCCTTATATTGCTTGTTGTGCCGCTCAAGCTCGCAGGGCTTTACGCTGCGGGTGCAGGTGCAATGATTACCCTGCAAGCGTGATTTAAGCCAATATTGGCAGCTGGTGCATCTCATACGTCCATCCAAGCTTTGTAAACACTATCATACTCCTTCTCGTCGACGCTCCAAATGGCATTTTCAAAATAAATCAGAAACTTGCCACTTTTGGGGTGTGATATTGCCACGACGCGACGCAGGTCTAACGTTGTTTTTAACCCGCAATAAACCAATTCTACCTTAAACTGCTTCATAATTTTATGTTTTAAATCTTGTTTTTGCCCATTTTCAAGCCCGTAGGCGCGTTTTCTCCCATTGAGCCTATAAAGTGCCCACCGAAAGAAAAACAACGCCTTAAAACGGCTTAAAACCGTTATTCCGCATTTGCGTTCGTATATTTCAGTATTTTCTCCCATGATGCTTGGTCGTAAATATGATATGGCTGGTTTGCACCTACGGTATAAACGCGCTTGTTTTGCAGGTCGACGCCTTCTATCGTCTCCAAGTTGAAGAGATACGGCAGATTATCCTTGCCGACCTTGATTCTCACGAACTTTGCCATGATAAACAACGTTTAATAGTTCTTGCCGTGACGAATGGAACGGGTCTCGTTGTATCGCATCTTCTGCTCCACATGCCAAAGCAGGTCGAACTTATGGAAATCAGCGAAATCAAAGCACCACGTAAGAGAAGCACCAAGAAAACGGGAAATGTCGTCTGTCGACGTATCTTCGTCAATACGGGTTATAATCTTCGTCAATCCGTAGCATTGCTCATTGATAGAGTCTTTACCCCAAAGTTTAGCCCAATCATCGCTTGTAGATGTTTCCTCGAGGATAAGCGGCTCTATATGCCGTGTTCCCAAGAAATCGCATATACGGATAACGACGTCGGCCAATTCATCCTCCAGCGTGTCCTTGATGTAGCCCTTGAAACGGTCGTCATACGTAAGACCGACACATTTCTCGAAACCCTCGGGATTGGCACGGCGCGATTTTCTGTCGGCCTCGACCATCTCGCCGATTTCCGAAACGACGAGCATCATAAAATGCGCATTACTGCGGTCTACCTCATGAAAGCCGTGTGTGGCCGCAATGCTGTAGGCACGCTTAATCAATTCTTGAACTTTTTCTTTTGAAATCATAATCTTTAATCTTTATTTGAAATTGAATAAAACCTTTCTACGTTCGGATGGTGCTGCTTCCAATAGACACCATGTTTCTTTTTGAGCTGCTTTTTCAGTTTTCGCGGTATGCGCCCAATCGTATGCAACCGTGCGACGATTCTTGCATTGTGGAGGTGCAGCTCGCGTCCGCTATCATCCTTGACGACAACATCGAAACGCGGCTCGCCGACAAAAAGCGTCGGAAACGAATCTCGCAACGGTGGAACATCTACATCTACGGATATAGACATCTCCGTTGGCCTAAACGCCATCTGCGGCTGGTATGCACCACCGCCTATAACGCAGTCCTTGCAGACGATTGGATGATTGCCCGAATCTATCATCACGGTAGAGTCGCCAATGGTAAAACTAAATTTCGGCTGCTGCACTTTCATCACCTCCATCATTATCACAACCACGCATGAAATCTATAACAGCACTATCCATCAGCGCACCTACGCCCACCAAAGTCGTATGTATGCCACCAACTAATGACACCATCTGCCGAAGGCGCAGATATTCGGCGTTAGCCGACGGAACTTTTTCAGAACCCTCCAATTCCACCTCCTTCGCTTTCATGGCATCATGCAAACGCCGTAATAAACCGCCTACCATGCCACGAATACGCTCCATGTCTTGATTAGCTATACCAAGCAAAGCACCAGCCTGCAACTCTAATATATCCTTTGCCATATACAATAACTTTCTTTTATCATATAAATAAATTAAACTATAAATTCGGGTGCAAATATACACACTTTATTTTAAATATACCCAATAATAAGGCAACTTTAACAAAAGATTAACTATTATAAAGGTTTCTTTATATATATAAGATACACTATTTTTAATATAGATAACCTATATTAATAAGTATATACTATATATAGGGATATATCTGCATACACACACACGCGAAAATTTTTCTTTTTTCAAAAATTTCTTTTTTTAAAAATGGATTATGCGCACCACACCGATTTTGGGCGCAAAAATAGCCCCCACCCCCTATAAAACCCCGTAACTCGCTGAAAATCAAGCAGTTATATATTTTATACGTTCGTTTTTAATTTATAACTTTGCCCCCGCTAACAATTAATGAAGACACGACGGGAAATAATCCGCAAAGATACGCAAACAAAGGACAAAAAGTATATTTTTCGGGCTGCAAAGATAGTATATATTTTAGTCTTGAAAATAGGCTGTTATAAGGTAGTTTTATTTATTAGATAACTATATATAAAAAGTATATATATTTAAGGGCTACAAAGGGCAGGAAAAAAGGAAATAATATAATATAAATAATCATGCTTTAATATAGGTTTATAGGCAAAAAGAAAAGCATACAAGAAAAAGAAAAATAAAATATATAAATCTATATAATAATATAATATAATAATATAAAGAATAGAAAAAGAAATAAAAGAAAAAGAAAAGATAATAATTGTATCAAATACAATTAATAATGTTATGATGCTGGCATCAACAAAGAATAAATGTAAATAATACACTATCAAATAAGGGGTGCAAATATAGGGTGCAAAATGTTTCACGCTTATTTAGAATTGTGTGCGAACACAAATAGAAAAGCATATAAAAACTAATATCGTAACATATACACTTAAAACGCTTGAAAACCTTATATATAAAGGGCTCTAACATTTATTATATATTTCTGTTAATAAGTATATATTTTGCAGAAGTCCTTTATTTATGGGTGTTTCACGCAATTAGGGCTTTATTTTATAAAAGTCTAAATAATAAAAGGCCTCTGTGTGCGTACACAAATCGCTTAAAATTTTGGGGCTGGTATAAGTACCCACAAAGGGCGCGAAAACGCAACAGCGGGAAAATTGGGGTCTTTTGTCTTTAAAAAGTACATAAATAAAATATATTCATATATTTGCTAAAAGCCATTTATATAAAGGTATTTGCAAGAATTTAGTATATTATATTGTGTAAATATTCTTTATTGTTAATAAATATTTAACTGCTTGATTATCAATAAGTTACGTTTTAAACGTAACCCTCGCAAAAATACACCTTATAAATGTATTAAATACACTATTAAAAATGATATATTTTGCACATGCTACAAAGGTACACAAATAAACAAAGTACAAAGATATAAGGAAATAAGGTCGGCAGGGCTACAAAGGTACGGGGAAAAGCGGGTAAAATAGGGTCTATAATTGTGTCCGTACACAAAACGGCTTTTATTGTGCTGGGTATATAATTACTATATTTGCGGGCTTTTAACGCTTTGTCGGGCTTAAAAACATGCTTAAAACGAATTATTTGCATTTTCGCTATATATACGCGTATATTCATATTATAAATAAATAATGCAATAATCCAGCATTTTGCACCCGCTTATAAAATAGGCTTTTAACATTTTAAGTTATTGATTTTCAAGCAGTTACAAACTTTTGTAATTAGTTTTCATCATAAAAAGTGTTTCATTTGTTAATTTAATAGGCTTTTCATGCTTATATAATAAATAAAGGTTAAAAAAATAACTTTTTAGGCTTAAAAGTTTGGTATATCAAAATATATTCGTACCTTTGCACCAGCAAAACGATAGAACGGCAGGCGGAAGCCACATAGCGGTCAGGGGTCGTTTGCGGGCGAGGAAAAAGCCTCGACCTATCTTTGCAAGTTTGGGCAATATATACGCAGTAAGTTGACAGCCCGAAGACTACAAAGGGAAATAGGACGAGCACATTATCCCGAAAACTTGCATTTACTTGTTAGCGTGCAAAGTTTTGACCCAGTCACCTAATAAGGAATTAAAAAGAATAGTTAGGGCTTTAAATAGTAACATTGATATTTTAAACAAAGGGCTGTTAATTGCATGATGTTTCAATGAATTGCAAACAAGCAAATAACTCACTATTTTGTATTTTTGTGCAGGGTATTTAGCACTGGGAACAGAATCTATTTTGCACATACATAAATACTTGCAAATAGGCAGATTAATTGCAACCGCAGGAAATTGACAACTAATAGGGCAAAATGAAAAACCGAATTTTTGCAGCCTTCAAATATAATCCACTTTATTTATTAACGTATTAATTTTATAGGAGGTTTTATTATGTTGTTTCGTAATTTAAACACAAATGAAGAGGTTAATGTTTCAAACTTAACTCTTAAAAATGGTCGTATTTTCTTCAGCGTTCGCGGTGCGGGCTGTGGTAAAAAGTTTTTTAATCGTAACACCTGCCTCGTCCTCGACGAGCATGTGGATAACGGTACATATTTAAAGTGTGCAGAGGGCTGGGAAATGATAGCGGGCAAAAGAGGCCGCAAAGGTACACCAACACCCGAACAGCCCGAAACACCAACACCAGCGGTCGAGGAGGCTGTGGATAACGTACCCGAAACACCCGTCGAGGAGGTGGCCGAGGTTGCAACCGAAACACCAACACCCGAACAGCCAACAGCACAGCCCGAAACAGCAGGGCTCAATGATGCACTAACAGCCGCATTTGCACCGATTTTCGCAAATGTAGCCAAACAGATAGAGCAGAATATCCGTACAAAGGTGCAGGGCGAAATCGACGCTTTAAAAGCGCAGGTTAAAACGCAGGTCACCCGCATGGAGGTCGTAACACCAAATGGCGAAAAGCATGAGGTCGACGGTATTTTCTGTGAGGAGTTCGAGGACATGGTTAATGATGTAAATGCGGGCTGGTATCCTTATTTGCATGGTGCTGCTGGCTGTGGTAAATCACACACAGCCGAACAGATAGCGAAAGCATTGGGGCTCGACTTTTATACGCAAAATATGCTTAACTTTGCGCATGAAATTGCGGGCTATGGTGATGCTGGCGGTAACTTTGTCGAGACCCCGTTCTTTAAAGCATTTTCAAATGGCGGACTTTTCTTTTTGGATGAGGCCGACCGCAGTTCAATTGAAGGACTGCCCGTTCTTAATCAAGCACTACAGCAGGGCTGGTTTAATTTCCCCGTTATCGGTAACGTGAAGGCTCACCCAAATTTCCGCTTTATGTGTGCGGGTAACACCTTAATGAATGGTGCAGACGAAATGTACACCAGCGGGCAGCAGCAGGACGCATCATTCAAGCGCAGGGTTATTTTCTACGAGATGCACTACGACCGCCGCATTGAATTGCCAATTATGGCGCAGGGCGACGAGGTTTTAGTTAACTTTGTCGAGGACGTTCGCAGGGCTATCAAGAAAACGGGTACTTTGCACTTTGTATCATACACCGAAACAAAGTACATGAAGGAACACGAAAACATGAAGGAAAAAGCCCTCATCCGTTCGACGTTCAAAAGTTTGGATATGGATATTATCCGCCAAATATACGGGGAGCTCGAGGATAAGGAAAATGTTTGGGCTGTGGCTATGTACAAATTAATCCGCAGCCGCAGACAATAGGGCTACAAAGGGCGAAAGATAGTGCAGCGGGTATGTTATCCGCTGGCTATCTTTTAACGTAACACAAAGGAAATAAACGCTAAAATATAGGAGGTTTTAATCATGGCAAAAGTAATATTTAAAAAGTTCAATGGTACGGGTGAGTTATCCGCACATTTGGCGCAGGCAATTGTAACAGATACTTTTAAGTATGAACAGCAGTCGGGCAGCATGAACGAAAGCGAAAGTTACGCAAAGTTCGCACATACAAAGAATTATGAAGAGGCCGACAGTTTGTTGCTTTATGGTTGCAAAGAATTGCAAAAGAAAATAGAAAACGCTGGCGTCCGCCAAATGCGTATGCAATTGAACAGCTACCAAAATAGGCGCAAAGTTTACAGCAGTATTGTAGGATTTGCCGCAAATGTACCCGCTTATTTGGCAGGAACACCAAACAGCATGATAAACGTGAAGACCACAAAGGTACGGCAGAAGGTTTTAAATTTCATGTATAACACCTCCGTATCTTGCAGCGTTTCGGCTGAACGTATCATAAAAGCGGCTGCAAAGGTAGTGCAGGCCATAATGATAGTCGAGGCTGGCGGTGTTCGCGTAAATGTTTGGGCTGGTGAGGCTTTTAAAAGCGGCAGCGACCCCGACTGTTTGTGGCTGTGCAAAATTAAAGACGCAGGGCAGCGCATGGACACCTTAAAAATGGCATACCCGATAGCTCACCCCAGCATGTTACGACGCCAATGGTTTAAACTTCTTGAAACGACCGAGGGTGTTCCTTCATCATATACATGCGGATATGGCAGCGTAATTGATAACGAAAAGCGGTGCATGCAAACGTTAAAAAATGCGGGTGTTAATAATATCCAGCGGGCTTTATGTTTCGACGAAATTGAATATAAAAGCGCAGAAGAAATTGCAAAGATGATGGTCGAGGGTGTTCAATGAATCACCCCGACCTCCTTTGCGGGTGCAAATATAAATCATTGTATCTGTAGTGAAAACAGACCCCGCACAAAGTTATAAAATAAGGTAGTTTTAAGGGCTTTTAAGGGCTTTAAATATACGTACCTTTGTAGTTATCCACAAAGTAAAAAAAACAGCCCTTTGTTGGGCTTAAAATAAACGTATTAATAATTAATTTATAGGAGGTTTATTTATGGAAACGATTAAAAACGTACACGAGTTGAATGAGAAAAAAATTACATTTGTCAGTTTTGAGAATGTAGTGAAGTTTTTGCAGGTTTGTTCTGTTCTTGGCATTGTTTGTTGTGGAGGCGCATTCGACACAGAAATGACTGGTCAGTGGTTTTACGTTTAAATATAGTATAGGAGGCTTTAATATGGCAAATGTTAAGGAACATGCGGTCGCTGTGGCAAATGAAATCATGCAGCAGCTTTATGCGACGACTAATATTAATGTTATTTGGTCGTGGGGTATTCGCGGGTATGGCGCAGGGTGGATTTATAACGACTGCGAATTATATTGCGCGTGTTTGGTTCTTGATGTTTCGGGGCTGATTCACAAAGGTCGTGTAATTGTGGCACTTGACGAGGCTAACGACTGGTATGACGTTCTTTTGCTAAATGCAAAGGGCGAGCGTGTTGGAACATGGCACAAAGAAATATACTGCGACATGCTGGGGCGCAAACTTGATGAATTGATAGAACGACCCGCAGGCATGACGGACGAGGAATATCGGCACAAATATACGGCTGATAATATCCGTAAAATCTTGGAGGAGAAATAATCCCTATATTTAAATTAATGCGTTTTCCGTACCCGCTGGCGGGCTTTCGTACCGTTGGCGGGTACTTTATAACGTGGCGTATTTAAACGGGCTTTTAAATGTTATAGATATGGATTTTAAAGATATTGAAACGTTCGAGGACTACGGCTTCGAACTCGCAAAGATTTTGCACGAGAGTATAAATAAAAAGCGTATTAACTTAAAATATAGGAGATTTGATTATGAGTAGTTTTATTATCGACAAGAAAGAGTACATCAAGGCCGCAGGGCTGATGTACGGCATCGAAGACGCAAAGGTGCATAAACATGAGTATTTCTTGAAACATATCCGCTATTATTTCTGTAATTGCTATGCGTTGAACGTGAAAAGCGTTAATTTGCAGTATGGCCATAATATTGCGGTTGACGATGGCGAGTACATGGACGTGTTTGAAGAATACAAGGCCAAAGGGCGCAGGATAGCAAACTGCGAGGGCTGTGGCGACGTGAAGAATTTAGGCGCACTACGCAAGCGGCTGACAAAGTTCTTTGAATGTGTGCTTTATCAGATTGAGGACGAAGATTGCGCCGAGTACGCATCATGGCTTGCGTTCATGTGCATTGACAAATTGTGTGAAACCGAAATCGAAGATATAAAAGGCTGGTGGGGCGAAATCGAATTATAACAAACATCAAATATTTACGACTATGAGTAAGTTTGAAATCTACGAAGCGTATGACGCTATTATTTCATTGGAGGCAAGCGGTGATTTTCGCGGGGCTTGCAAGAAAATGAAGAGTATTAACAAATCAGTATCAAGGAGGGCATCAAAATGGCAAAGTTAGTATTTATATAT